GAGTTGGTCCCAGAGTTGTTCCCCGAGTTGGACCCTGAGTTGTTCCCCGAGTTGTTCCCCGAGTTGTTCCCTGAGTTGGTACCTGAGTTGGTCCCCGAGTTGGCCCCCGAGTTGGAACCTGAGTTGGTCCCAGAGTTGGCCCCTGAGTTGGTACCTATTTGTATTTTCCGCGAATAACGAAGCGGCGAACGCACCGCCTAGTGGTGAACCCATCCACACCACAATCGACGGTGGTTCGTATCCTACTGCACGGTAGACCCTCGCAACAGCCGCCTCGACCTTCGCATGATCGCACGGTCCGGTCGCAAGACCACGAGACAGCATCTCGTCTCTGAAGATGGGTAGGCGCGCTTCTTGCTCGGGCGTCAGTGTCATAATCTTTGCCATCAGTTCTCCTCCTCTGTGTTGATGGGCTGGGTGTTGATACGCTTGTCGAACTCGGCGCGGTGATCGTGCATGTGCGACATCTCCGCGTCTTTCAGGCAACAGATGTGTTCCACGTACTCAGGGTGGAACTTGAACGGAGCCATGATGGGCTCGGTGCAATGACGGCAAATCATCGGACCTCCATAATGTCCACGCTTCGCATCAGATCAATGCACCAGCCCACGGCCTCGTGCCACGCTTCTGGCTTGCCGAAACCCTGCTCCTCGGCCATAATGCTCAGGACGTGGGAGAACCGCTCGGCGTAGTCGTCGGTGGTGAGATACGCCATGTCGAGCCATGTGTGGCTCTCGGTGTAGCACTCGCCACACCCCCACCACTTGTGCTGGTTGTAGCCATTGATGATTGCGTGATTGTCCTGGCGCAGACGGCACCGATGGCCCTTGTCGGTCGCCTCACAGCGTGGCGAGGACTTGTAGTTCATGCCTTTCATTCCCTTATCCTCAGTCTGTCGAGTTGGGCTTGGATGTTGCCGAAGATGTTCATGAGAGCGTCGTCGTTCATCATCTCGGAGTCGGCGTTCATGTCGATGCCACAGTTGGGGCAATACCTGAACTTGATGAGCCGATACGGAGGGTACCTTTGATCAGTCACCCACATCATCAAGCCGTCTTCGTACTCAATGGTCCGTTCGTGGTCGATTGGGCAGTTCACCAGCAGACCTCACACGAACAGTGGTCACGCTTGCCCGACTCACAACGATCACTCGCCTTGTGAGCAGGCTTCATGCCAGGCTGGGCGCAAATGAGGCACATCTTCTTGAGGCACGGCACGCAGGTCACTTCGGCTTCGATTCGCGTCGAAAGGACGTTCCCCGATTTATGCGGACCATCGAGAATGAACTGGTAGCAGGAGCTTCGGTGCGCTCCTGATTTGGTGGTTTCACCGAATCCGTGAATGGCGTAGACGTAGGGCATCTCAGAACGGCTCCTCGTCGAAGGCCGGTGCGGACGACGGCGTGTGCGCGTTGTGCAACTCACAGGTCACGAAACGCAGGTCCGGTCCCACAGCATCGGCGGTTACCTCGAAGATACTGCGCTTCTCGCCGGAGTCGGTCTCCCAGGTGCGTTGCTCCATCGTTCCGGTCACGATCACGCGGTAGCCCTTCTTGATGGAACTCGCGACGTGCTCGGCCAGTTTGTCCCACACCTGCACGTTGAAGAACGACGCCTTGGACTCCCATTCCTGGGTCTGCTTGTTCTGCCAACGTCGGTCCACGGCGATGGTGAACTTCACGACGGCTTTGCCGGAATTCGTAAACTTTAACTCCGGGTCAGCGGTCAATCTCCCAACGAGGGTGATGTTGTTCTCTGACATATGTCTCCTTTGGTAGTGAATAAATGGTACACCTGTGTAACGGCTTAAGTCAAGTTGTTTTTAGCAAAATGGCGATTTTCAGTATCCGGCGTCTTTGAGCAAGGAGAGCAAGTGGTCGAAGGACATCATGCAGTACGCACCCTTCGCTCCCTTACCCCGGCGCTTGATGATGGCGATGCCGATGTTGAAGTGTGAGTTGGCGACCTCGCGTTGCGTCTCGTCCATGATCGTAGAGAGCGTAATCTTGGCGAGATTCTTGGCCTCTATGACGGCCTGTATGCCGTTGATGTCCCCTTTGTCAGCCTGTGCGCCTGCGCCGTACCTGCGCTCGACGAGAGGGAAACCGTTGGCGTTGAAGTACGCCACGATGTCGCGCTCCCACTGGCTGCCGAGATTTTTGTTCTTGTTGGCCACGCTACTTATCTCCGTCGCCTGGTTGCACGTCCACGAGCTTGCGTTTCACCTTGCCGGTACGCCAACGCCACTTACGCATCGCCACACGGTTAGCGAGTTTGCAGTCGTCACAACGACATCCCGCCGTTCGATATCCCGTGAGGTGATTCTGGACCTCTGTCTTGATGCAATCCTTCTGGCTCACAGCGCCCTCAAGGCCGCGAGAACCTGCTCGCAGTCGGCGTCGGAGAGTTGACGGATACTGGTGACCTGATACCCGACGCTGTTAGTGAGGAACAACCCCTTGGCGTCACTCGCCATCTCCTTGTACTTCGGGTGCGCCTTAATCTCTTCGTGTAGCGGAGTGAGTGCGCCCAGTTCCGGCTTGCTACCCTGCGTCTCACCAGAGTCACCGGATTGGTGGCTCTGTGACCCTCCTGGGGACTCTGACTTCTTTTGGCGACCACTGGCCTTATTGCCGTCGTCATCCTCGTCAGCGACCAGTCCCAGGCAACTCATGTAGGCGTAGCGCCTGGCGTAGGTGGTGGCCGAACCGTGACTCTGCGGGTCATTCTTCACTAGATGCAGGCTCGAAGCGTGCGAGATGAACTCACCCGACGAGTGCAGCAGGTAGGTGGTGAGTGTGTCATCCTCGGACATGAACTGCGTCACTGCTAGACCGTGCTTGACGAGGACCGGCGTGGCGCTCGCGATCACGTCCGGGAGAGCGGCGTACTTGCTCTTGAAGAACGGGTTGACGTTCCCCTTCACGACGGCGCTGAACTCCCCTTGCGCGGCGACGAGAGCCGCCGACAACTCCTTAATTGATTCTGACTTCATTCTGTCTCCTTTGTTTTGTTGATACGACTTGCCAACACGTCTCCTCGATGCGCTTCGAGCACTGCGAGTGCCCAGCCAGCCACACCCCAGATAGCGATTGACCAGGCAACCCAGTTCACGATTCCGCTTTCACGCGGCGCGTCAACTTGCTATCGAGTACGCGAATCTGACCGGAACCATCGGACTCGCACAAGTCCTTGAAGGGGCAGTAGCCACATTGCCAGTTCTTACCGCCTGGGTTGAGTTCGACATGCTCACCAGTGTCATCAAGAGCGAATCGGTCCGGCAAATATCCCAAGTCCATCATCTCTGCGAACCCACCCAGGCGGTCTATCTCCTTGAGGGCGGCTGGCTCCCAAGTGCCGCGGGGGATGACCCACTCCGCGCTGAAGCGAGCGAGGTCGCTCACGTTGATCTGTTTGTTCTGGCTCACCGAGACGACATCGGCGCTGACGATACCAACGATTACCGCGTCCACCCTCGTAGGGACCGGCTCATTGAGAATGAGGAGGTCCGCGAGCGAAGTGCCGTTGACATCGGCGCAGAACTGGGGGTAGGTGCGCTCGATGCCGAGAGCGTTCATGCCAGCCTGCACCACCGCGTTCAAGGGAGGGCCTTCCGGATCGACCAGGGACGCCTTACCGAATCCACGCTTGTAGCCCATCGCCTTGTTGAAAGCGTAGGACGCCTTCATCTTGTGCTCGTAGACGACCGTGCCGAGCGGAGTGGTGTGAGAGAACCAGTCAGCCGAGCCACTAATCCACTCGTTGACCTTGCTCGGTACTTCCGCGATTCCTCCGTACTTAGCAATCATGGCGTTGGCCTGCGCCTCACCGATGATGGTGCCGAGCAGAGCTTGGAACAGGGAGCCAGCGGTGGGAGGGTTGGAGAACTCCGCGTCGAACCAGTTGTACCCCATCTGGCGACCGCAACCGAACGCGCCGCTGTAGCGCAGTGGCGTACCCATGGCCGTGGGCTTCGGGACTTGGGACTTCTGGGCGTACTCCTCGGCCAGAAGATGTGTGAACAGTGGATTTTCAGATGGCTTCATGGTTCTCCTTTATGTACTAACAAAGATACACACAGGTGACGCTGAAGTCAAGGATTAAAGGACGATTCCTCCGTCGCTCAACAGAGCGTCCTTGGATTGCTGGGGAGTGATTGTGTAGATGTCGATACAGTTGTGCAACCAACCGCCGAAGCGAAGCGACTCGGTGCCGAGCGCCGAACAAATCCACGACGGCTTGCGTGCGCCACGAAAAGCCGGAACCCATTGCCACGTCACCATGTCGATGCCGATGCCGATGTCGGTCCAGAGCCCGTAGGAGATGCCGACCTGCGCCTCAGCGAACTGCACGACCTTCTTGAGATTGAGCTGCCTGGGAGGCTTGACCACATAGCAGATGTCGTGGCTCAAGATGTCCTCGTAGGTCGCGGTGTCCGTGACACCAGCCATCTCCGCTTGGATGACCTTGCCGTCGTTGCCGAAGATAACCATGTGGTTCACGTCGGCCTTACTGGACAGACCCTCCCCGATGCGTATGAGGCGCGCCATTAGGCCGTTTGATTTGACGTAGCCCACGTAGCCGGGCTTGATGTCCTCGATGTTAGGCAACGGGTGTCGCAGCCACGACGGGGGTCGCCTCGACCACGGGGGTCGCGGTGGCTACGGGAGTGCCAGGAGCGGGCGTCACGGGAGTAGTGACCGGAACTGCGCGGACGGACCATCCGCTGGAGACCATGCCGTTGATCTGTGCCTGGAGTTGAGCAATCTCCTGCTTCTTGGTGATGGTCTTGACGTAGGACGGTGCGCCAATCCAGCCGAGCAGGACGCCGAACCACTTCCACTTCGTCTCCAGGGCGTGAGCGCCGATGGTGATGAGTACGCCGAGTACGCCGAGTACCCGGTCAGCCTGGATGGTGGAGGCGTGGAAGCCGAAGTGCTGGACGAGCCAGACGACTGACGCGATTGCCCAGGGCGTGATGCTGCGCACGATTGCCTTGAATGTGTTGGGTGTCATATCCCCTCCTTGAGGGCTAGTGATTTAGGCGGAAGAACTAGGCACTATTCTACGTCACCGCAGTGGTCGCACGGCCACCAGGGGTCGGGACGAGGTTCGTGACACACCGCACAGAGTAGGATGTGCTCTTTGACCGGCTCGACGACGACCGGCTTGCGACGGCGCGTGAGCAGTTTCATCACTCGTCTAACCACAACTGGTATTGAGCGGTCACACGCCCCTTCTCAGGATTGACGAAGTGCAGGCGTTGACTCGGAGTGGCGTCCACGCCCATACCGTCGCGTGCGTAGCGGTTGTCGGATTCCGTTGAGCCCGTCCAGTAGATGGCACCCACGCCGTCGGCCAATGGCTCAGACGCGTGACGGTGGTAGTGGCCCACATACACGTCTTGGAACGCCCAGCGATACCCTCCGGCCTTCCACTTGTTAGCGTGATTCTGGAACTGACCCGGCGAGACGAACCCATTGCGTCCCGGCTCATCCCCGTGACACAGGAGAGCCCTGTAGTTCCCAATCTCGACCTGTTGAATGTCGTTCGGGCAGTCCTGCCAGACGAGTCTCGGCTCACCGGCTAGGAGTTGTCTCGCCATCTCGTAGCACATCCGGTCGATGTTGTCAGAGCGCGGAACGTAGTCGCGCTTGGAGCCGATGCGCCCGTGGTTACCCCACTCGGCGACGACGGTGACGTTCTCGTAGAAACTGAGGGCGCTCACCACTATGTCACGCAAGAGACCCGAAACCGTGACGAACTGGCCCATGATGGTCATGTCCACCTCGAACACCTGCTGGCTGAAATTGAACAGTCCCTCTACCATGTCGCCGCCGAACATGATTGTGCAGTCCCGAACAGGATGGTCCGACCGCTGTATCTCGGTAATGGCGACGGCCTTCTCCACGAAACGTCGGACGCGCTCAATCATTATTTCGGTGTTGTACGAAGTGGTGACCTTGCTCCCTTGGAAGTCAGTCATGTGCCAAAGAGCGACCTCGGGGCCCTTGGTGCGCTTGTCGGCTATGGGAGGGGTGACGCGCGGAAGGCCCTGCACGAGGAACGCATCGTAGGCGCCTTGGTGGACAGCCTTCACCAATTCCTCGTCGCGGTTCTTCATCTTGCGAACCTGGTTCAGTAAGCGCTGGTTGGCCTGACGTAGTTCCTCAAGTTGTGCGGCGTTGTCGAAGATATCGGGCTTCATTTAGGAATGTTCCTGCACGAACACTTCTGCGGGGTCGAGCGGTGGTTGGCGATGGTGTCACGGCTGACGCCGATGCCCCACTGTTCGAGCAAAACGTCACGGATGGCCTGGTGTGGTACTCGCGCCACGTCGGCAATCGCGCTGTCGAGCAACTGCTGGTGGTCGGGGTTGTCGAGTTGCACCTTGGATAGGGGACAACCTGCTGCCTTATAGAAAATGCTCATGTCCAACTTCGGTTCGGACTTCGTTGCCATGAATCTCCTTTTTTGTGGGCTACCTGGGCGCAGCCTTCTTTGGTACGCGCCTCGCCGGGGTCTTGAGCTTGGACGCGTTCTTTGGTTCAGGGGTGGTCCCCATTCCGACTTCGATGCGGTTCAGCGCATCACGAGATGTAGAGCCACCGTTAGGCTTGGAGTCGGCCACAAGAGCCTTGATGTCTTCTTGAATCTCCGAGACGGCTGGAACGAGGTCTGCGATAATGGCCTTCTGCTCCGCGAAGTCTCGGATGAGGCCGATGGCCGGTAGGGGGTCAGTGTCGCTCACCTCTCCACCCACGAGGGCGATGTACATACGATCAATCTTCTCCGAGGTGGACTTGCGTCGGCGTTCCAAGGTCACCGCGCCCCAGGTGAAGGCCGATGCCACTAGCGTTGCCCCCGCGAAAACGATGACCTGGCCGAATCCCCTCTCCAAGGCGTTCGCGAGCAACATTGGTTACGGGCGCTTGAACTCATAGTGGATATTGCTGTACTCCACGGTGCCCGCAGGGTGCGGACCGACCGAGAGAACGAAGGCGTGGCCGTTCCAGATGGAGATGGGCCAGCCGTTGTCGAGCGCAATCTTGACCTGCTCGGGGTCTTTCAGCGGAACGAGTTGCGCGGCGGCGATGTGCTCGAACGTGGGTACGGGATTGTAGAGTCCGGGCCAGTTGGGTGAGATGAGACTGGTGTCGGTGTAGAGAGCCAGTCCGGGGTAGAGGGAAGTCCCGTCGGCCCACTGCGTGCCGATGGAGCCAGGAACGATGTGGGGATGGTTCGTCCAGTCGGCTACCCAGAAGAACGGCTCGGCCTCTAAAGCCCGCTCGCACTCCGCTTGCACGGCGGGGACGTTGGCTCGCGACGTGTAGACAATCGGCTTGCGCTTGAGGTTACGCATCTCCTTGACCCACAGAGGCACGTCAGCGGGCGTAGCGTCTCCGCGCTCCACGTCCAGTACGTCAGCCACGACACCTGCGGTCACGGCGACCGATACGTGGTGAGCGAGGGGGAACTTGGCGACCAGGGAGTTGTACGTGGGCCAGTATCCGTTGACGTACCCGGCCACGATGGACGCATCGTTGGGGATGTGTTCTATCGCGACGGCGTCGAACATAGTGAAGGTCACGGGTACATCTTGATAGACCCTGGATTAAGGGAAGGGGGCAATCATCAGGTGAAAGTACCGAACACGATGATTTGGCGCCCGAAGGTCTCACAAAGAACCCGGTCACCTGCGGTGGGGGTGTAGGAGTTGAGGTGATTCGCGGCGACAGCCACGCTGGTCCCGTCCACGGTGACGGTGAGGGGACTGGCCACGGTGACGGTCGCTAGTTTCTTCGAGGACGCTATCTCTGAGCGAGCGACGTCGGACGCGGCCTTGCGGATGGCGCGCACCGTGCGTTGGGTGCCGAGCAGGGGATGAGTGTCGTCGTTCATCAGGCTACCGTCGCCGCATCTTCCACGACGGTCTCGATGCCGGTGGTGCCGTCGCGCTTGATGGTGTACAAACCGTTACCGTTGCGTAGAACTCGGCTGATAATGCCACCGTTGCCACCGCCTCCTGGTGTGAACGCACCGAGGCCGAAACCGAACAGACCACCGCCGAGCAACCCGCCGCCAAGACCACCGCCGCCGATTCCTCCCGTGCCGAGGGGCGAACCCGAGGTGCCGTAGGTATAGGTGCCCGTCGCGGTGTTGTAGTTGAACGCGCCCGTAGACGTGGGGGCATACGCGGCGACGGAGGGAGCGTTGGAGAGGCCGTCGAACTGCGAGACGGGCGTGCCGAGAGGGACGCCAGTGATGGCTTCGAGTTGGGAGTAGTCGAGGGGAACCGTGGCTTGTTCCACGATCAGAACTTCCTTGGTCTGCGTGGCTAGGTTCACCACGTAGATGAGGTCGTAGGCGTCCAGCCAGAAGCACGGCACGGTATCGACCACAACCTGGAGCGTGAGGCCGAGGACCTGTGGCAAGAGTGCGTGGGCCATCGTGGCGGCTTGGGCGTTCGTGGTGGCCGTGGACGCCTGGATGGGCGGAGCGGGGACTTTGCCGTAGGGTCCGAGGTAGTACGTGGCACTCTGGGGGTTGGAGTCGTACGCCGAGCCCGAGATGACAGTAGTGGAATTGCTCAGACTCTGACCGGTGACGATGACGCCGTTGTAGCCCGGTGAGTTACTGGACGTGCGCGTGACCGACGTGACGGTATTGGCCGCGCCGTCGATGAACAGGGCCGTGGGCTTGGTGGGATTGGCCGAGGGATCCTCGATGACCGTGAGGATGCCCTCGCGGTCGAAGAATGCCAGCAGTCCCCCAGCGGCGCAGACTTCTTGAATGGCTTGCCAGGGGTCATCACCGGGCTGGTACGCCTGTGCGGCGATGGTCGCGGTCGAGGGATAGATGTTGGTGGTGGTGCACCACGGAGCCTGCTGAGAGAGGATGTCGAGCACCGCCTGGGGGATGGACGTGCCCTTGGCGATGGCGTAGGCATTGGCGAACAGGTTGGTCGAGATGCGGATGGAGCGGTCGCTCCCGGTGACGGTCAGGACGGGCCCAGGAGCCGTGTTGGAGGTCGTCACGTCGCACTCGGTGATGCGAAAGATGCCCTGTGAGTACATCGTCACGGTGTTCTCGAACAGATAGCCCGCGAATATCTGCACCTCCACGCCATCGGGCGCGAGTTGACCACCCGATGACATCTGTGGGGTGAGCGTCCCAGCCGGGTCGAGGCAGGAGAACGAACAGGTGCGTAGGTTTTCCGAGGTCGCGTCGATGGTGACCGAACCTCCGGCGATGATGTCGGTCAGGTAGTCCTTGACGCTGCCGTCAGTGTTGAGGACCGCGACCGCCGTGACGACCCGGAACTGGGAGCCCGGAATGTCTGGCATCACTTAATTTCCTTGAAATTACTAGCGTCGAGCGTAGGGAGGGGGGCAATCACGGCGCGGCGACCACCTGCGCGGAGATGGTCACGTCACGGATGATGATGCCGGTGCCCATGTACTGACGCATCGAGAGCAGGTTCAACTGGTCCTGCTTGGTGTTGCCCAGGCGCACGTACCACTGGCCGATCTCCTGGGGCGCTTGGAGAAGGAGGATATGGCCGGTAGCTCGCATGTACTCGAAGTTCATGTACTCCGAGTCCGAGAGGAAGCGCAAGGGGAGTGCGGTGATCGTGGGAAGCTTGATGATGTCGGACATGATGATAGGGTCCACGCGCCCAACGGGAAACACGATTTGCTGAGGGTCCGAGGCCGAAGTCTGCATATTGCCTGGCTGAAGGGAAATCTCCATGTTGCTCGCGGGGATGAGCGGGTCTTTGAGCCACCAGCGCAGAGTGGTCGGCCAAAGGGCTTCGATAGCGAGGGTCTGGGTCGAGACGGCCATTAGTACACCACCTGTGCTTTGTACTGCCGAGTGAAGCCGAGTGAGCCTTCGTAGTCGGCCACCGAAACGGTCTGGCTGGTCGTGGGGATGGCGAGCCCGGTTCCGTTGCGCACCGCGAACCAGTTGACCCCATCGTCGGAGAAGGTGAAGTTGGCGACGGTCCCACCCACGAAGCCTCCAGTCGTCCAAGTTGCCGAAGAACCAGGTCCGAGGAACATGCAGTCGGCGTAGAGCAGTTCACTCGTGGCGAGGCTCGCGCCGTTGATCGTCAACGACATCGAAGCCGTCAGCGCCGGGGCCGTGCCCGTGATGAACGCTTGACCTCCGTTGCCCGTGAGCGTCGAGTTGACACTCGTCGAGGTCAAAGTCGAGATAACCGACCCGGCTGAGTTGTAGAACGTGATGGCGACGGTGCACGCACGCGCAGTCGTCGGTGAGTGGAAGAACCCCATCGCTCGCACGACCTGTCCAGGAGAACACGCGACTCCGCTGGTTCCCGTGGGAGTAGCCGCCGAGACCGCACCAGCCGCCGTAGCCGTGAGGGCGAGCGAGTACGAACCGTCCTGCGCCCAGGTGGAAGAAGTAGCGATTGTCGTGTTCGGGCCAGCCGACCAGCCGGTCGTGACGTTGCTCTCCAGACTCGCCTGGTTCAGCGTGAGTTGGTTGTCCTGACCCAGGAGGGTGAGGGTGACGAGCGGAGAGCCAGTGGTGGGGTCGAAGCCGGGGAGGGCGGTGAGGACGGGAGCGGCGGGAGAGTCGACCTGCAAGATGAACGTTGAATAGCCCCACGCCGAAGTCTGACCGCCGCTTTCAGCGATCTGCACGAATACCCGGTAGGAAACGTTGGAACCGAGTGGGGTGGCGATTGCCGCGCTCGTCGAAGAACTCGACACGACACCTGACGCCCAGACCTGAATCCCCGAGCCGGGCGACGTGGAAAAGCCACCTTCCTCGACGATGACTTGATAAGTCGTCTGCGTGGCGCCCGAAGGGATGGTGTTGTTCCACACGACGGCGGGCTCCGTGGTTCCGTATGTGGTTCCCGAGGGGTACGTCACCGACACCGCGGGAGGCGCCTGCGCCGTGAAGGTGAAGTCCGACGCAAACGCGCCTTGGAGGTCAGCGCCAGATTCCTGCGAGGCCATTGACCAGTTGTAAACGTTCCCGTCGCTCAGGAGCCCCGCCGGCAATGTGACCGACCACGTTCCGCCGGCAGCTACCGAGTCGGCGTTCCACACGATCGTCGACTGGAGCGAGTTCGTCCCGGCGTTCCAATACTGGTACGAGCCGCCCGAGACTTTGATGCGAAAGGCGTAAGCGCTTTGAGCGGTGCCATCTGTTGAGTTATAAGTGTTGGGACCAAAGATGATTGATGCTGTGGCGTCGAGATAGGAAGCGTTGGCGGGCGCCGAGAGAGTAGGGGCAGCGGGTGCAGTAAACAGCGAGATGGAGTCGCCGTAGACGTAGGAGGTGCCGTTGTTGACGATGAGTTGGAAGTCGGGCGATGCACCTGATTTAGGATTGATGACGGTACTGCCATACGGGTAGGCGTACGATAGTGTCCCCGTATAGGTCACGGTGTCGATGGCTGTGGCTGCGGTTGCCCAGACGGGCGTGCCAGAGCCGAAGTCGCACGAGAGCGCCCAGATTGGAATGTTTCCTCCCGACCCCGGAGCGGCGACGATGCACCACAGGCGATTAGAGGTTGTCGCGTCAACATAGACCGCAAAGTTGTTAGCGGAGGGCCAGTTGAGAGGGCTCGGAGTCGCCACGAAAGCGGTGAGGGAAGACCCGTTGAAGATTGCCGCGTAGAGCACACCTCCCGAGGGGTAAACGACGGCGTAGATGTTGGAACCTACACGCGCCATCTCGAAGTTCGCGTTTGGAGGGTTGGCTTCCAGCGAGAATGAGAAAACCCCCGAACTGTTGAGCGACCATTGGAATAGTTGGCTGGTCCCTGAGGAGAAGTCCCAGTAGAAACCGGCGTTGGTTGTAATTCCACCGAACCCATTAGTGACGCCCATCGCCGCGACACCGTAGCCGGCGCTACTGGAGCCCGACGAAAAGGTGTAGGTAGACGACACTGAAAAGGAACCCGCAAGGGCCGCGCCCGCGTCCAAAGAATAATAGCCGTTAACGTAGGTTCCTGCCGTTGAACTGTACGGGCCGAACCAGAAGAGCGCGAGGTGACCTTTGCCTCCAGTGCCTCCACCAGTATTACACCACGAAAGCGACGCGCCATATATGGCAGGGTAACTGCCCGTGCCCCCGGTGATTCTGAGCGCAGTTCCCACCGTCCAGGTATAGCCGGTCCCCTTGGAGAGAGCGAGTAAATAACTCTCGGGTGGGGTCGTCAAGTTAGTCACATACACGATGTAGATGTTGTCGGAGGCGTCCACGCAAATCGAGGAAGAGAAGGCATAGCCAGCGCCAAAAGTAGTGATCTGGGTCAACGTGGTTTTGTCAACTGAGTAGTACAACTCGAACGTGTTGGTCGCTCGGTTCGCTACAACTGTGACTAAGGTACCATCCGAGAGTTGAGCCGAACCCGACGCTTCGAAACCATTGCCGCCGAACCCATAGTCGGAGAGCGTATACTTCTGGGCCATTACTTCACCCCTCTGTTGGCAATACCGACCTTCAGCGAGGCCGCGAAGGTCGGGTCGAGACCGGGACGGTGAGCGATATTAGCGAGCACGCTCGGGTTAGTCAGCGTGAAGTGATCTTCACGCAACGATGTCCCTCGTACCCGAGCCTCTTCAATCTCGATGGCGATGGACGCTTGGATGGCGATGCGCTCAGGGGAGAAGCCGAAGTCACCGTGCGTCTGGCGATAAATGGAACGTGCCGACGTGGAGAGTTCAGCCGACCACCAGCCTCGGGCGCAGATTCTACAGAGCCACGGAGCCGTGTAGGGGTCGAGCGCGACGGGCTGGAGTTGCGCCCCGCACTTGGGGCACGTCGTCGGGTATGAAGGAGCGGTCATGCGGCACCTCGGGCTAGAGCGGCCTGTAGGGACGGGAGTGTGGCACCGATGCCGGTACGCACGGCCTGAGCGACCTGCTGGGGATTGGCGTGGCCACGAGCGTCAATCATGAAGGTGATGTTTTGACCTCCGCCTCCGCCGAATTGTCCGTTGGGGATGATTGTACCAGCGGTGTGTGGGACGAACAGTTCAGGGCCTTGCTCACCGACGAGTTGCAACTTGTTCGCTTGCGTAGTCCCTCCGCCCGCCAGGCCGAACGGATGGGAGATAAAGTTGGAGACGCCGTGGAGGATGCCACCACCAATTTTGCCAGCGAGTCCGGTCACCGAACTGATGCCACCAGTGATGTCCTTAATGGCGGTCTTGATGGCGTCGAAGATTGGCTTGATGACCTTCCACACATCGTTGACCGTGTTCTTGATTCCTGTCCACACTCTGTCCCACAACTTCTTAAAAGTGTTCATGACGTCAACGAACACTGTCTTGAAGAAGTCATACAGCGGTTTGAAGATGTCCTTACTGAGGAAGTTCCAAATTACCAGAGCGTCAGTCTTTAGGCCAGTCCAGAAGCGATTCCACAACTTCTTGAATAGGTTGATGGTCCCAGTGAATACGACCTTGAAGAAGTTCTCGATGGGCTGAAGAATCTTCTTGTCAAGGAACTTCCAAGTATTCTCCGCGACCTTCTTGATGTCACCCCACACGCTATCCCAGAGTTTCTTGATGGCGTTGAGCGCATCCTTAAAGACAACCGTGAAGAAGTGAACGAGGGGGTGGATGACGTGCTTGTCAAGGAATTGCCAGGATGCGACGGCGACCTTCTGGATGTCTTTCCAGATGGTTCTCCAGTGCTTGTGAAGTTCGTACAAGGCAATCGTGATTGCCCCAACGGCGAGAGCCATCAGAGTAGCGGGCGCGGTCGCGACGAGGATTACAGCATCAAGGCCAGCCATCAGAGGAACAACGAGCGCTAGCCCCGCGCCAATGGCGATAAGGCCAAGGGCGAAGGCGGTCGCCAGAGCGCCCACCACGACGAGTGCGGCGAGAACGGGAGGGGGAATAAGTTTGACGATTCGTGCGGTCCACGAGCCGAGCCATCCCACGATGCGGAATATTTGAAGGCCGACGGGCGCCAAGGCCGCCCCTAGTTCCTTGAAGAGATTCCAGATACCAGGCAACACCTTGCCCAGGTCAGAGAACACGGTCGTCATTCCAGCAACGAAGCCCTTCCCCAGCTTGACGTGATTCATGAAGTGGCTGAACTCGCCTGTTATTTTGACGAACCATGGGCCAATCTGGTTCGCGCCCACGCCCCCGAACAGTTTGAGGAACCCACCGAACGCCGTCACGAGGTTGATGACGACCTGGCCGAATTCTTTCATAATCGGGCCGACGAGTTTGCTCATCTGGGCCATGAACGAAGAGAAACCCTTGGACCCGAGTCCTTTATCAATGACGTTGAAGAATCCAGACATTGCCTTGATCGCGGGCTTGGCGAACTCGTTCATCAGCGGGATGGCCTTGGTGAGGGCGTTGACGAACTTAGTGATTTGGGGCATGATGGTCGCTTCAGCCGCTCCGAGCCCCTTACTCCCCGCGCCCAGGAGGCCCTTCAGGGATTGTCCCAGACCGATTTGGCTCTTCGACATCCCCTTGGTAGAGGCGCCCGGAGTCGAGAGCGCCGTGTACGCAGCGAGGCCCTTGGTGACATCGAGATACCCTGGAAGCAACGCAGCCACTAGACCCCCAGCCCCAATGAGGGTTGCGGAAAGTGCACCACCCAACGCGAGACCGAACGCGCCCGCAAAGGCTGTTGCTGCCGCCGCGCCGAGTGGGTTCATCAACGCCGCCAACGGGCCGGTGCCGATGCTAAGCGACCCGAACATCTTGCTTCCCAAATTGCTCATGCTTGAGCCAGAGGAACTGAACCAATTCTCGATGGAAGAGAGAAAACCTCCGCCGCCGCTTTCCCCGCCTTTAAGCGCGGTGCCAAAAGCCGTCTCAAAGGCAGAGGCGATATCCGAGGCAGGTTTATTCATGTCCTGAGCCCACTTGACGATTTCGCTCTTGGGTACGCCCTGCGCGAACATACTGGTGAAGTAGGAAGCCAAGGGACTCGGCCCTTCCGGGGCCTTCCCACCGCCACCTGAGCCCATGTCCGATGCAAGTGCCGTCATAATCTCGGGCCAGAGAGACGAGTATTTGCCGAGGCCCATCTCCTTGTTAATCGCGTTGTCCATCTCGGTGGAGTTGGGCATGACGTATTTGGCGATATCGCTCGCCAGTGTGGCGCCTACGGTGCTTCCGCCGCCCCCCGACAAGTCAGAGCCGAGCGACTTAGCGAAGGCGTCCGCAATCTGGGTGTCGGATTTTCCGAGACCCGAAGCCCACTGGCTAATCTCTTTCTGAGTGAAGCCTTGGTCGAACATCTGATTGAAGAAGCCGACCAAGGGATTGCTCTCGGAAGATGCTCCCTTGGAGCCATTCATACCCTGGAGAATGTCGCTCGGTAGAGTCTTGCCCAGTAACTCGGCTTCAGTAGTGATGGCGGATGTGTCCGAGAGTTGAGGCTTGACCGACACCTCTATTTCCTTGCGTAGAGGCTCCTCTTCGAGAAGCACCTCGTCCATCGCCACGGTATCGAGCGACGGCTTGACAGGAAATTCTACGCCGTCCTTTACCTTCGCGTCGGCTTCTGCGACGGCCTTGTCCAGGTCCAGGTTGAACTGGGTGCGGTCAAGCTTGAGCGTGGCAATTATCTCGCCTGCGTTAAAAGACATGTCCCACCCCCTTACACAGCGATCGTGTTGACCGAGAAGCCCTCGCCTTGAAGATTCTCAGGAGTGGAGTCGATGTACTCGGTGTCCTCCTTGTTGTCCGAGAACTCCCACAGGAGACCTTCGATGTAGAGTTTGCGCTTCCACCAGGGAAGGTTGGGGACATCCTCGGGTTCGACGCCCAGGTGCCGACGAAAGAGATACCGCGTCCGCCGCTCGTTAAGGTCACCTGCGAGCGACTCATAGCGCTCGCCTACCCTTTTGGGTCGATGAACTCCGAGGCGAGCCATTTGGCAAACTCGCGAAAGAGACGCGGAGGCAACGCGGCGAGTTGGTCCTTTGAGGGAACGCCCGAGCAGAACTGAGCCGTGGCTTCTTGCACCTGAGCGAGAGCATCGGCACCCGTGATGGACTCGGACTCGTCCGAGAGCGCCTGGATGGCCGTGATGAAGGCCACGAGAGCGTCGTTGGACGGTTCCTTGATGACCCCATCGGGAATCCCGTAGGCCTCCATACCGCTGTAGGCCAGAGGCTCGATAACGGCGCCGCCGTCGAAAGCCATCAGACGACCGCCGCAGTGATGTCGCTGATAACGATGGCGCTCGGAGCGCAAACCGCCGTGAAGGTGGAGGGGTACAGGCGCGGCGTCTTCATGCGCATGTACTCGGTCTTGACCTTGCCCGCGGAAATCATCGACGGGATGTACACCTGGCGCTGGAATCCGAAGGTGTTGACCCCGTAGAAAACGACCGCGACGGCAGTGAGGCCATCGGCCAGGCTCAGGGAGGTGATGCCCGGCGTGGACGCGCTCGCTGCCGTGGTGGTGATGGTGCCACCACCGTAGGCGTTCTGCATGTTCGCGATGGTGTCCTCAGCGAAGGTGATGTCGATAGTGACATCCAAGGTGTCCGGCGTGATGAGGACGGGAGTGGACTGTTCCTCCACATAAATCATGCCCGTCTTGCGGTCCACGTTGAAAATCACGCCCGTCTCGGTGAAGCCGGAGGCGACCCAGGGCGTCGAAGGAGTGGGCCACGAGGTAGCAGCAGCCGTGGTCGGCACAGCCGGGCTCGCCGTCCCCGAGGGCGCGATGTACAGGCTCGCGACACCGACGATTACATTACTGGCAGTTCCCACGATTACCTCTTTGTGATAGTGACGCCGTTGGTGGCGCCAATGGATATGACTTGATCTGCGAGAGCGGACGAGACGGACGTTCCGGTACGAGCGATGGACGGGCAACCGGCGAGCGACGGGTCGAAGTTCTGGATGTACCAGGGCTCCTGGACGGACAGGACGACCTCACCCGACGCAGCGACCGGAGCCGGGGAGTGAATTTCGGGAGCACCGACGAGCGAGTCAGCCGAGGCCGGAGGAGACGTGTCCACACCCGACGCCGGAGCGTTGTCGATGGGGGGCTCGATGACCGCACCAGCGACGGGGCCAGTCGGCTCGGCAACGGGACCGGGCAGGTCAGAAGGAATAGTGCTCACGCGATGAGGCTAGACAGTCACCCATTTAGGGAAGGGGGCAATCACACGGCGACGGTAAAGAGGTAAGTCCCCATGTAGGTGGTTCGCCGGTCCACGTCGCGGTCGAAGTATTGGGGTGGGCCAGACGACGGCTCGACGGTCAAGACGTAGGTGGTGCCCATCTGGAACGAACCCTCGTGCGACGACAGGAAGGAATGGACTGACAGCGCCAACGCTTCGGCCTCGGCGTCGCTGGTGTCACGCACGCGAACATGGATGTGCGTGGACTCAAAGGCTCCGTCAATGGTGGGTGCAGACCCTCCGGCGCCAGATACCGCGATGGCCTGGTCCGGTTCGTCGGCCAGCCAGTTCAGTTGGACGTTGGTGAATCCGCCCGTGGTCGTCAGGTAGGTCGCGAGGTCGTTCAGGCTCAGGCTCATCGTTTCCTCATAATCTTCGATCCCAGGTTGTAACCGCCGGGGACGCTCGTGCTCTTGCGGATGGCCTTGAGTTGAGCGTCGGTGAGTCGCGGGATGAGCGCGGGAAGGTCGAACGCGGGAGCGCCGTCGTCGTTCAACTTGAGCGAAGTGGAGTTACGCAGGATGTCGAACTCTCGCGGGGCATTCAGGGAAACGTCGTCCTTGAATGTGTGCAAGATATCGATGGTCTCAGCCACCAGGTCACCGCGCAGGACGTGGTTGGCCCATCGCTGGATTACTTCGTCTCGGCGGTACTTCACCGGCCCAGACAGGTAGTACGGCTGGCCACCACGAGGGTGATTGAACGCCACCGATGCCTTACCCTTAGGACCGAAGTGGTCGTTGACCCCGATGATGCCGTCTTGGTACGCGGCGTAGACCTGATTAACGGCTATCTTCCCCTCAAGACGACCGCTCCCGACCATCTTCTTGAGTTCGTCCACCCCCTCACGGAAGGTCTTCTCACTCATCGCGTCAACGCCACCTGGCCGACCTCGTTGCCACGGAAGTCCACCATGTTCGAGATGCCGATGACCTCGCGACCGTCGAGCAGGTCGCCAATCCGTACGGCCACAGTCGGGAGCAGGGTGATCTGATTGGTCGCCGTGGTGACTTCGCCGTCCTTAGCGATGAGGTCTTTCAACTTCTGCACCTTGCGAGCCACGACTGTCACGCTAGTCCCGTAGGTGGGGTCGTCGCGGTCGTTGGTGGACGTGACCGACTGCCAGGCGACCGACTGATTCAGACCACGAGAGATGTTCATCCTAGGTCGGTGAAGTTGAGGAACGCGTCGGTGTGCGCCGACTGAATCTGGAACGGCGAGATGAGCGCGGACATGATGCGGTCCAACTGACCCGGAACGGAGCCCTTGTCGCCCGTCCACGGGATGTAGTGGACACTGGCTCCCGACACGCTCTCGGTGCTGACCTCCATGTCGGGACGCATGATGAGCATCCGGTAATACTCCAGGCACACGTAGTCCACGATTTGGTCGGGCACGACACCCTCGTAGTTGAGGAAGAACGTACCAGGACGCTGTTCGGTGACGAGAACGGGGCTCGGAGTGGCAATCATGTTCGGCCAGCCGTACCGGAAGGTGCGAGGCCATTCGCGCTCTTGAGTGACGAACAGCTTGACACCGAACCACGGACCTTCCTCGTCCACGGCCATCGACGCCACGAGCGCCACGCCTTCAGAGAGGGGGAGCGAGCCACCGTTAGGCATCGTGGAGAACTGGGGCCAGCGATTGGTGAGCCACGCCACCGCGTTGGCTGCCGAGATGTACGAACCAGGAGCGACAAGGCTTTCCGGGACGTTCGCCGGAGCCGGTTGGAGGTAGGAGTTGACGGGCATCGACATTAGAGTCGGCCCTTAGTCTCCTCGGCCAACTTCTCCACGAGCTTGATGGGTGCACCCTTGGCCCGGAGTTCCTTCGCGATGAACTCTTCAATCTCTTGGTCCTGCTTGAAGTGAAGAATCTGGTGAGCGAAGCGAGCCGAGAAGTCACGAATCGCTACGTGGACCTTGGAGACCTCGGGAACCGGCTTGGGTGCAGGCTTCTCGGGAGTCTTGGGTGTCTCTACTGGCGTATCTGGCACTTCGGTCCTTTCAGTGATGCTCTAGGGTGACGGTGTTTCAAAAACTGGAGACAGTCGTCCTGGGGTCTCCCCAGGCACCATGCCGTCACCCAAGAATAGGTTACGCGTGTTCTATAACTACGGCGCGCTTATAGGCAGCCGAGTCGCCGGTCAGGATGTCCGTACCGACCGTGTGGCCACCGACCCAGGACCAGGTGCTCGATAGCACTTGACCCAAGCGGTCGAGCGGGGCACGCAGGATTCGCACCACGCCACCGATCATGTCCACCTGGACCGTCGAACCGGCCTGCATGGCCGAGATGAGCGATGCCATCTCCGAGAACGGAGCCTTGACCAATGCACCGTCGCCACAGACGATGGGCTGGTACACGGTGACGCCACCGGGGTTGACGTAGGTGGGTGTGACGGTGTTGAGAATCCAGTCGATGCCGGAGAACCGACCCATGAACTCACCCGTGTCACCCATCGAGTCACCAGGCTCGAAGTTCTGGTACGCGGCACTCGCGGCAGCACCTCGGTAGGCCAGCAAGAAGTTGTTGTCTTGGAACAACTCCTCGACCGTCTGAGGCGAGACGTGAGCCGTGTACGCACCGCGCAAGCGAGGGACGTTCTGCGAGCGCAGACGAGTCACAGCGGCTTGGAACGTCGCCAGGGTAGCCAGGTCGCCTGCGACCAGGTTGTAGCCCGTGGCGCGAGCGTTGGGGCGAATCTCGGGAGACGCGATGGACGAGATGACCGATTCGCCCACGGTGGCTGAGATGGCCGTTCCGAGAGTCAAAGTGTTCGTTGCGATGTCCACACCGATGACCGTGTTGGGCGTTCCACCGATGGTCACGTTGAGCGGTGCGGAGCCCGACACGGGAACGAGAGTGGGGGTAGCGGTCCCGGTCAGGCCCTCCGCAGGGTTCGAGCCAGTCGTGGCGAGGTCCACAACAGCGTAGGAGAATCCGTTCGCGTTGTTGACCACCAGGGCCGTCGAAGTCGTGGAAGCCGTCGTGACCCAGGTCTGTCCAGTCCCGAAGGCATCGTACAGCGCACTTTGAGCCAAGATGTTGATGGACTGAGACGCCTGGATAGCCAGAGTCTTGTTGTCCTCCAAGAACTTGCTCGCCAGCGCCATCGCGGACAGAAGCATGTTGGTGTCGATTGAGGAACCGTACTGGTTCATCTGAACCTGGTACTGCTCAAACCCGTAGGTCGTGGCAGAGGCGTCAGAGCCAGTGATAGCCGTGGTGTTCGGCGTCATCAGGCCAGCCTTGGTGAAGATGCCGGTCGAACCGACCGCTCCAGCCCACGGCTTGACATCGGCGAGTGATTCGTACAGGTTCGCGGGAACCAGCGCGTCCTCGAAGGTGCGGTCGAGGAGACCGTTTTGCAGAATCTCCTGCAACGAGGCGGGGACTACTTCGCGAAAGCCCATTGGTCAATTTCCTTTACAGTTTGATGCCGTACTGCGCGAGTGCTTTGTCTCGATCAGCGGCGCTGGCGGTTTTAAAATCTACGGGTCCAGAGCCAGAACCAGAAGCATCCGGTGGAGTGAACTTCGCACCGAACCACTCGGGGCTCTGTGTCTTTAGTTCTTTCACCGCATCCTCTAGGCCACTGACATCGTTGCCGTTCACTTCCAACTTCGACAGGTCCACAAGGCGCTTCGCCGCCGACGCACGCTCGGGATTGATACCCGCATCGCGAATCGCCAACTCCAAAGCGGACTGGATTCGTGAGTTCCTGGCTTCGGCCTTGGCCGACTCCGCTTCCTCGCGTAACTTCGCCGCTTCTTCCTGCACCCTCTGTAATTCCGTCTTGTTCGCGTCCTCTAGGGCTTTGGCGGCTTCGAGGGCCGCTTTCGCTGCGTCAAGGTCTTGAACTCCGAGTCCCTTCAACAACTCACGTTCGGCGGATGCTCGACCGTCTTTGCGGGACTCTCCTGCAATCCGGTCTAAATCTTCCTGCGTGAACTTGCCGTTAGAAGCGGCTTTGACTGCCTTCTCCAAAGCGGATTCCGCTTCTTTGTTGGCCTTCTCTACTGCTGCTTGTACGGCGTTTTGAAGTTCCTCTTCTGTTGGCACTCACTACTCCCCTGGTTACCCGCCAGTCGCGGTTGACACCGACAGTAGAGAACAAGTGAATTAGGGAAGGGGGCAATCAAACAGATGGATGGCGCAGCGACCAGGGCTCGAACCTGGACCAGCGGTTTTGGAGACCGCCATTCTTCCAATTGAAATATCGCCACTTACTTAAATCACTATACAGAAGGAATCAGAGGAGCGCCTTTGATAGCAGGCCCACTGGTGCACCTACAGCGAGGATGGACGCCACCAGGAATCCCGATGACTGGGATGCGATCAGCGCGGAAGTTCTTTCCCGAAGCCCACCGGCACTCTGGCGTGGTCTTATCATCCAGTACCGCTCGCCAGCCCAAAAGTGGTACCGAAGTTTGCTCCTGCTCCTCGGTGCGGTCGCCCAGGAGACGCGCGGTGACGTCCACGAGTGCGGCGGCACGTACCCGACGTTCCTCCGCGGCGACGTGTCGGGCGAAGTAGCCCAATTCCACTTGCTCAGCGTGAGCCAAGTCCTGCGCTTCTTGCAGGCGTTCAGACGCGGCCAGGATGTAGATGGCTCGCCACGCGAGGGCTTGGCGTTCTTCCATCTTCTGCATCGGCCCGACACCGCCGAGCCCCAAATCGGGGAAGGTCGTGTGCGTGGAGGTAAGTTGCGCGAGCCAGTTGGCTATTTCTGGCGTGACACCCAGAGTGAGGAGCGCGGCGCGTATGCCAATCATCAGTCCGTAGCCAACCGCACCTTCAGCGAACAGGGCCACGATAGCCTTAACGAAAGCCTTCTGGCGCTTGGTCTTGGCCAGCGCGTCGGCCTGAGCCTGCGGATTGGGAGGTACTTTAGCCCGAGATGCCTGGGCCACCAGCGTCAATCCCGTCACCTGTTTCGTCCTCGTCCACCCTGCCATCAACGGAACCGTCAAGAATCGCCTGGAGATTAGGCGGTAGCGGAGTCCCGGCCATGCCTGCGCCCTTACCCACGAATCCCTCGACCTCGATGCGCTGGACTTCCTCGTCGATTTCGAGTTGGCTCCACGAGGGGTGAACAATCTTCACGAGTGTCTCCGTGGATGCGGCGACAGCTTGGCGCAGGAACTGGACCTGCTGGGCACCGTCGAGTTCGTCATCGGGCAGACCATCTCCCAACTGGATGGATGGCAGGCGCGAGGCGACCTCGCTGGTCCCGTCGTACATGGCGAGCGCGATGGCGAGGGCCCAGCCCATCGCTTCGAGGGCCATGTGCTCCTTCTGAGTGCGGTTTAGCAGGGTACGCAGTTGAGCCATCTTCATAGCATAGCCAGACACGGCACGCTGTACAGAGGCGGTCTTTCCCTCGATTCCCCAGGTGAGTGGAGCATATCCAGCGCAAGTGACAACCAGTTGGGTGAGATGGTCCTGGTACTGGATGTGCTGGACCAATTCGACCTTGGGGTCCACCGTGACAATGGATTCCATGGGATTAGAGCCCAGAGTCATCCTCATGCGCGTACCGCCGACGATGTGGTAACCCTCAAGGTCGAGTTTCCCAGTCTCGTCAAGCAGGGAGCGATCAACGAATGTCTGAGGCTGGGACTTGCGCGCGCGCCCGAGCAAAAGGGACTCTGACTCGTTCAAGCCGTCGAAGAGAGCGCCCATACCGAACAGGTCCGATTCGCCACCGGGTACGTTCTCCCAAGGTATGAGTGTCGGCTTGTCAAGTCCCGTCATCGTCTCGGGAGGCAGATTGGCGAACTCGGGGAAGGTGGTGAGCGGGACTTGGCGTCCCAGTTCGCGGTCGTCACCCTTATAGAGGAAACGCTTGACCATGCCGACGGTGTGTTCCTCGAAGAGACGGTACGTTATTTTATCGCCGGGGTTGATCTTGCGCGTGATGATGACGGTGCCACCAGCGTAGAACGAGCCGTGGCGGATATCCCAGAGGATGTTGTCGTCAGGGACCAGCGCCAGCAACGGAGTCTTGGCGTCAATGTCGGGGTCGATGATGATGCGTATTCCCACGCGACCTTCGCAGGCGACCTTGACGCCACCGCGCACCGCGAAGGCACCGATGTCGTTCACCTGCTCGATTTGGGCCAGTTTCTCCCGGTCGGTGGCCGACGTGATTTGGGGCGTGGACGAGAACAGCAGAGCAGACGAGAACCGGCAAATCTCCCTCGGCCAGGGCACCGGCATGTAGATTTCCACGCGAGAGTTATTGGTGGCGATGTTGGGGTTCGCCTCAATCATCTCCTGGCGACTGTTACGGTAACGGCGGCGGTAACTCTCAATCTCGGACCAGTGTTGGCGCACCTCGCGCGGTGGCCAGGTGTCCTCGACCTCGAAACTTTTGCGTAGTTTGTCTAGAACGCCCATTAGGCAACCCCTTCAATGAAACCACCGAGAACGTATCCGCGACTGGCGTAGAAAGCCGTGGTCGCGTCAACCGTATGGTCGTTTCCCTTCATCGGCTTTTCTCCTGCCTCGTCGTAGCGATAACTCTTAGAATCTGTGCGAAGCATAGGACACTTTCTTGTAAGAACCTCGCGACCTTGTTCGAGGTAGTAGTTTCGTGTCTGTATGCCCAATTTCTTGAACGTGGCGAACGGGACCGGCTGGACGTAGGTGTGTAGTCCGTATCGCTCCAAGATGCGAGCCAGGGTGACGTTCTCCGAGGCTCCAGCGGCGTCGGCGTAGATGGTCTTGATGTTGAAGTCACGGCACAGAAGCGCGATGGCCTCGCAACGCTCGTTGAGTTCGATGCGTTCGTAAATCTTCTCAAAGACCCAGGCGATTTTGCCATCGGGTAGTTCCACGCAGACCTCTAGTGCGGTGTTGAGCCAGCCCCAGTCCAGTCCGGCTTCGGCTGGGTAGGTCGATTCGAGGATTACTGCTCGGCCAGGGACGGGAACGCCACGGAACGTCGGACTCGGCATCTCGAAGTCTTTGCCCATCTCGAAGGCCGCGTCAATCTTGGAAGCGTCAAACACGGCACCGGAGAAGGCCATCGGGCTGGCTTCGTACTCCTGCTCGAACACCTCACGCGGCAGGTTCCTACGGGCTTCGTCCACCTCGGAGGGGTCGATGAAGGGATTGTCGAGCGTGCGGAACTTCCACGACGCCCACTGATCGTTGTCCTCCTCGATGGAGTTACGGAAGTACCGATAGAACCAGTTCTCGCCGTCGAAGGTTGATATGAGCAGGGCCTCACCCTTGTGGTCCGACAGAGCAGGACGTACGGCCTCGGTCCAGACTCGCTCGTCGAGGAACGCGGCCTCGTCAAGGATGGCGCAGACCAGACCATCACCACGCAAGTTGTCCCAGCGTTCGCCGGAGCGGAACACGAGTTTGGAGCCGTTGGGCAGGTAAATCTCGGAAAAGGTGCGGTTGACCTCGCGGTACTCAGCCGGAATGATGGAAGCGACCATATCGAGCGCCATGCGCGACTGCGAGTGAGACGGAGATACCCACAGGGATACGGACTTGGGCGTGGTGGTCGCGGCGACGAGAATCTTGGCGGTTCCCAGGACCGTCTTGCCAAAACGCCTTCCAGCGGCGACTACCTTGAACCTTGTGGGATTTTCCCACACCTCTTGCTGCGCTGGGTGCAAGGACAGGTCGAACACCCACTCATCGACGTGCGACTCATTGGCAATTTCGCGGCCAGCCTTACGCGGACTCATATGTCGCCCAGGGTGTCTTTGATGTAGTCACGCGCCCGCGCCCAGTCAGCGTCGGCCAGACATTCCTTGACGCGACGAATCTTGGTGTAGACACGGTTCAACTCCTGCTCAAGGGCTTCGATATGGCGTTGCTCGTGTTCACTCATGCTGGACTCCGACCTCGATGGCCGGTTGGTCGCCCTGACCGCCGATTCTCACTATGACTTGAGTCTTGCCGTCTGTCTTAGGTCCAGCGCTCTTGGCCGCATCGAAACCGCGCAGAACGGCGTAACGGTCGGCCGCTTCGAGAACGATCTTGAGATAATTGGTCGCGGCCACGGAGTTGATGTTGGACTCGGCGGATTCGTTGTGACGTTCCCAGGCTTTGACCATGACGTTCTCCACGACGCCCGCGATGCGCTCAATCTCGTCCTCGACGTTCTCGGCACGGGTTCGACGCCGACGCATCTCGATGTTAAGGTCGTGCGAGACGGTCTGTTGTGAGACGCCGAAATGCCGGGCGATCTTGGCTTGATTCCAGCCGGTCGAGTAGAGCAGGAACGTCTCGGCCCGGCGGTCATCGGTCGTCATCGTCTGGAGTTCTTCGTCGGAGATTGTGGCGATGTGGCTCCCGACCGACGGCACGGCCAAGTCTGGCATTAGCTCTTCCGGGGCAACGGGTGATTCCGGTGGAGTTCCTTACGAGCTTCGGCTTTCACTTCGGACTTCTCGGCAGGTGTCAACTTCTTCGCCTTGTTGACCAGCATGAGCGCGGCTTCGGCGTGGGCCTTGTCATTCACGGGGAAACTGCGGTTGGGTCCGGCGAACTTGCTGGTCGGTAGCGCGGCGCGCTGGCCTTTGGTGAGTTTCGCCATTATTTGCCCTTCATGGCACGCTTTTTGACGGCGGCGTCGAGAATCTTGTCCTGCGGGGAGCCCTGCTTGATCTTGTGAATCTTGTCCCAGACCTTGTCTGCCTGCATGGCCTCTAAAACGCGCTTTTGCTTACCGGAAGATGGTTTGGTCATGCAATAAAACGTAGGGAGCATCGCTCAAGGGAAGGGGGCAATCAAACTTGGGCTCAATACTGGCCCAAAACAGGAATCGGAGCCTTGTATACGACAGAATTTGGGAAAATTACGATTTTCTGGCTTTAAGGCGCTCGTCAATCTTGAAAAGGCCGAGAGCGATGAGGTAAGTGACAGAGAAAATCAACGCGACCGCGACGCGAACCGCCAGGACGACCAGGACGTAGAGCAGGACGAGCATCAACCACATCAAGTAGAACGAACCGACGATCAGCCAGAACCAGAAGCCGCCGAAGAGCATGTGGCGGCGCCAACTCTTGCCGTAGTTCTCCATGCCGGGAATCGGTTCGGTGCAGACGGTCCAGTAGTGCTTGGTGGTCTGCTTGAGGTCGGCCAGGGCCAGACGTTGCTGGAGTTCGGTCTGTGTTCTCATAGTGTCTGTGCCCCTTACGTTACTTGTATGTAATTAAATCACAGTGGAGCAGACAATGCAACGAGTTATTTCGTCTTTGTAGGTCCAGGCGTTCTCGGGAGTCTCGCAACATGAATTCCCGGCGCTGGAGGGCGAAAGGCTAGGCACCGAACACACTGAAGCCACTTCGGCGACTTTTGAGTCCATTGATGAGCGCATGCGTTCGATTTGATCGGTGCAGCTCGATTCCAGTTCATTTTTCGTGACATCACTCTCCTTTATTGGTTTGACGAAGAGACCTCTCTGGTGACGACGGGTTTTGTAGCAGAGGCAGCACTTGTCGTCTGCCATCGAGAAGAAACGCCAATCATGTGTATGAACGCCAGAGCGAACATAGCCGGGGTCTAGGGCCATATGTGATGGTACCACGGGGGTAAATTAGGTGATGAGAAACACTAAACCGAAACTGAGAGAATTCTCAGGAATGAAACTGAGAAAGTTCTCAGGAAAATATTAGGAAATGGCTTGATTTCAGCGTTTTGGTGTGGTTTGATAGACTAGCGCCACACGGAGTGTGGGACCACTAGATGATCTACGCGATTTAGTTTATTCCTGCTGACTAACCTCTGTTACTTACGCGGGGAGAGCCCCCCGCACGGGCTATCAGGGATGGAAACACGGCCTGGGGTCGAGAACTTCAAGTCTCGCGTGAAACTTTCATCTTTACGCCTCGAACCAGAGCTAACAACGCAAAGTCCAAGTCTCCTTCCTGGCAACAACCGCCTGCGAAGCAGGTGGGCGTTAGGTAGTTGAGGCGTCAACGAACGCGGCCAGATTCTGCGAGGTGTTTGCGACACTTACGGAGTCCCCCCGACCAGCTCACGCGATCTGCGCAACCCCCCCCCCACGCAGATGCGAGTTTGAAAAACAAATGATTTGATTGATTGTGATTGATTGTGATTGATTCTTGATTATAAGTAACTCATTGTTGATTGTTATGAGTTGATAACTATTGATAAGTCAATCAACTGTTAATGAGAATGAGTTGCAATAAGTGATTCGTTAATAGGAATGATTCCTAATAAGAATGTGGACTGACTTCATTGACACATCAACTACACATCTGAGAGACATCATCCACAGTGGACATTCTGACTCGTGAATAAGTCCACTTGATGAATTGAAAGAAATACTCAATATGACTTGACAACGACGATACTGATGTGTAACGTTGACTACATGGAATCAACTACTAGAGAGAGAGTGACCATGAAGAATGACTACCGTTTTGACTGCTTAGACGAGTTTTGCGACCTCGTCGCTGTAGGTACATTTAGCGAGGTTGAGACTGTCGCGCTCGCGCACCGTTCTAGCGCTCACTGGGGAATCATCTCAGACGGCCACGGCGAGATCCTTAACGTCATGAATCAGACACCTCGCGCACGCGCTATCGCTAAGGCTGGTGAGTGACCATGAAGCAGATTACTAATCCTGAATATTGCGACGGTTGCAATCACGAACACACGCCCGAGGAATGTTCCTATGGGATGAGCGTCGCGGACTACGAGCGCGAATCTGGCGACTACCGCACCCAAGAGCGCTACGCGAACGGGGAACGCTAAACAATAAGGCCCTAGTCCGCGTAGGCGGCGCGAGTTCACGACTCACTAGGGCGCGCAGTATCAACTAAAGAGGAGAGAGAAATGACCACCACGAAAGAATTAGATCAGCGAAACGAGTCAATCCGCGCTTGGCGCGAGGCATCCCTAGCCTTGAACACTCGCCCGCAGTCTGGCGATTGGGTGATATTCGCCGACGGTGTCGAGCGTCGAATCTCACACGTATGGGATTGGCCCGCGGATTCAGACGGGACCGCGCTGTACTCGATTCAGACCAGCGATGACGGTAGTTGGTATCTGGGAGACGGCTACGCGAGTTTTAGCGGCGGTCTGCACCCTGGCATTCCTGGCGACACGTTCAGCGACACTGGCGAGACTCGCCCCGGCTCCGTGTGGTTCTTTCACCACGACATTCACCAGGCCCACAACGGCGTCGACACGACGGTTGAGTTTCGCGTGTGGAGCACAACGGAGGTGGCGCGATGAGAGATGATCTAACCTTCAACGCGTGGCAGCGACTCGCCGGGCGTGAGCCGCTCGAAGTGGTCGAGGGTGACCCCTGTGGACGCACCCACGCACTCCCTGAGTACGAGACCGGCGTCGAGTGTGACGGGGTCATCGTGGCCATGACTCGCAGGGTGACGCTATGAGACGCTATCTAGGCTACGCGCTGAGCGTGGTGACGGGTTACCTGTGCGCTCGTCACCTGCACGCGCTCGACGCTCATTGGGCGTGGTACCAGGACGGCCCTAGTGGCGCTCACGATGACCCTTTAGCGTTTGTTGTGTTCGTGCTGGTGTCGGCTGTCGGATGTTGGGTGATCTATCAGGTAACACCTAGCAGAAGGAGGTTCGAGAAGTAAGTTTCAGCGCATCGAGTGATGCGCGCCGTATCGGGTGGCTCTCTCTCCCCGGTGCGGCGCAGGTCACCCGGTAAGGATGGTCTAACTAAAAAAGGAGCATGAAGTGACGAACACCATAGAACGACCCAGCGCGTTAGCCGCGATTGTTGGCCAGACCGAATTAGTGGCGCGCCTGCGTATCGTTATGGCCGGGGCAAGACTGCGCGAGGCGAAACCTCCGCACGTGTTGTTGTCTGGTCCTGCCGGGATGGGCAAGACGACGCTCGCCAAGATCATCGCTTATGAGCTCGGCGCTCAACTCATCACCACGACGGGTCCGGCGCTACGCAAGGCTGGCGACCTGGCCGGGATTTTTTGCTCGTTCTCTGCCGAGGAGGGGCGCGTAGGCGTCCTATTCATCGACGAGATACACCGGCTGAGTTCGGTGGTCGAGGAGACGCTCTACGAGGCCCTAGAGGACAATACGCTCACGGTGACGATTGGCTCAGGCAACGAGGCTAAGTCCGTCGCGTTGAAACTGCCCCCGATGGTTATTGTCGGCGCGACCACGAAGCCGGGTGCTCTCGGCCAACCGCTCCGCGACCGTTTCGGCTTTCACGCCACGATGACGCCTTACAGTGACGCCGACCTAGCGGAGATTGTCTCGCGCGAGTGGACGCGCTACGGGCGCACCTACGAGCCAGACGCCGCGCTAGTGGTCGCCACGCGCTCTAAGGGTGTCCCACGCATCGCTCTACACCTCGCCGCAAGGGTGCTGGACGTGACCGCCATCGAACGCACCGAGATTACCGCCGCGACCGCTGAGAGGTCACTAACCGCGTTCGGTATCCGTGAGGGTGGCCTGGACGAGACTGACTACAGAATTCTCCACGCGCTCACCGTGACGTTTCGCGGGCGAGCGGTAGGACTCGATGCTTTGGCGCAGGCGCTTGACCTTGATGCCTACGACATTCAACGCGATCATGAAGGGCCACTGGTCCGCGCTGGCTTGATGGTTCGCACGGGAAGTGGACGCATGGCGACACCCGCCGCGTACGAAATTTGCAAGAAGGGGGCATGATGAAGCACTTTTTGATTAACTACCTGATTTTTGCGGGCGTGGCTGGCATTATTTTGGGAGTCCTGGCGCTTACCTGCGGACGGAGGTTAAAACGGCTTATACGGCTCGCTAGGGCCGTCTCAACCGATAGGCGCTTACCGCGTGCAGTTCGGTGGCTTTTTGGGGTCAGTTTGGCCGTAAAAGCGCTACCAATCCCGGATTTCGGTGCCGATGAGGCTGGATTCTTAATTGGAATGGTTCTACTTAACACTTTGTACCGCGAGACGTGGGCACAGATTAGGAGCGAGGTCGCATGAACGACGAAGCGCGACTACGGGCTGACGCATTTGCTCGCACCATCCCAACGCACCTGAAGAGCGACGCGCTACTCGAAAGCGTGGTCGGCCAGTTGTATCTGGGCGGCACGTTCTCTGAGGGCGCCATGAAGTTCATCATCGACTACCGCGAGACGGCGACGTTCCCCATGACCGCCGAGAAATTCGCACAGAAGATGAAGGAGGCGCGTGGTGATAATTAGTCTGAAACTACCTCACGCGAAGGCGCTCGCCGCTATTGAAGAGTACGGCCCGTTCGACTTGATACGCGAGGCGCTCGATCTCGCGGCGGAGACGGCGACCATGGAGAAGGCGCTAAAGAACCGTGCAGCCGACGCGGTGAATAAACTGCGGCGCACCGGCGCGACGTTGCAGGAGATCACCGAGCGCAGCGGCATACAGTACGACCAGATTCAGGCGCTACTCACTCGCGAGACCCCAGCGACGGACGCAGACGTTCTGGCACGTCATCCAGAGCAGTAATCTCCATTATCTCCTCACGGCGTTTCATCCGTTCCTCGTACTCCACGCGCATCCCGCGCTTGGTGCGGACCTGACGGGGCGCGAGGCGTTCTTGAACCTGTTTAGGCTGGTCCGCGATTGCCCATCGCTCCACGGCCCAGAGGTGCGTGTGCGCGGCCTTTATATCCTCTGCGATATTGCCACGCTTGAGCAATGCTCGCGCGGCTTTTGATCGTAACGCCATGACCTGACGCTGATGCTGGCGTATGGTGTTGAGTTCCTCGCGTACGGCGTTGAGGACTTCGATAGGTGAGGCGTCCGGGTCGAGGTCGAGATTCTTTCTAGCCTCGTCCGCGCTGACGCTCTTGCACCAGGGACACGGGAGCCCCGGAAAGTCGAGCGCCCATCCGTGGCACGAACTACAGAAACCGTCGCTATTGATAGGCATAGGGTTGGCGTTTCTCGTAGTGCGCTGGATTGACGCAGCAATTACTCACGCACGGACCCTTGGCGCGTAGGCGCTCGTGGGGCTCTAGTGGTCCCACGTAGACCTGGTAGGCGTAGCGATTCGCGCGAACCGTCTTGGTGCCATCCCAGAAGTTGCCGTAGGCGCTGCCGTTCTTCGCTCCGGTCCACCACCAGTGATCACCCTCCACCTTCACGAAGGCTAGAAAACGGTCGATGCGGTCAAGGTCGGGGGCTGGCTCACGTGGTGGCGCCGAGCGCGGTCGCCCTCCGTCGATGTCCTCGCCGCGCTTGGAGCGTTCGCGGTAGATGGCCTCACGAGACGCCGCGCAGCGACACCCCGAGCGATAGGCGTTGGCTGAGGAGTGAGAACGACCGCGAGGTTGAAGACAGCCCGGAGAAGTGGGCGCAGTCACGACACCACGACCGCTGACCGAGATATTGGGGTCGCCCTCGGTTTCGAGCTGGACGAGACGAGCGAGACGTTCGAGCGTGTGGACCTGGTTACAGCCCAGCGCTTCCGGTGCTTTAGGGCCACGACACACCGGACACATGCGCGTGCGTTCCTCGAATTCGGTTCCGGCCCAGACGCCGAAGGAGATTTCGTTGTCCAGCGCGAAGTTGAGGCATTTACGCCGTTCGGGGCATCCCTCGCAGATCGATTTAGCCTCGGCCACGTCCTCGGGCGTCTCGGAGAACATTAAGTCGCCCAGCCCCGCACATTTCGCCTTGGAGGTGCGTACATTTCGCACTCGTAGCGTGGTGGTCACTTAACCGGCCTCGGGTGGACGCGGTGCAGGGGGAAGTCGTGGCACTCACGGCGCAGGCAACAGGCGTCAATCTCGTGTCCGTGGTCAATCTCGTGGTGCAGGTGCGAGTGTCGAGCGCCGACGTTGCCGACGTGCTTATGTCTGTGGATACGTCTGAGTTTCCACAATCTGAAACGGCGCATTGACTGGACCCCTGGAAATGACTACAAAGCTGTAATTACAGTAGTGTGGTTTTCGCGTCCGCGCAACTATAATCCCTCGTCGGTCAGTAGGAACCCGTGCAGCCGTATTGATCTGGAATACCCATGTGGTAGTACGCGACGAACCTTTGGGCCACGGTGATTTGCTGGTAGATGGAGTTGACCTTGTTGGGATTGCCGCCGAACGCGGTGAAGTTGGGTCGGTCGATGCCCAGCCCGTCTGGATACCACCACGTCCAGTGAGCCCAGTTCCCGCCCTCCTCGCACTGGGCGACCTTGTTCCACGCTTCGCGCATAGACGCTAAAATGGTGTTCGTGGCCCGATGGACCGGATGATGTTTAAAAACGGCTGAAATGGGCTTGTGGGCGCGCTTATGGACGGTTGCGGCGTCCGCGCTGGTGGAAACGAGCAAAGAACTGAGAATAACGGCTGAAATGGTGAGTCTGGTGAGCAAAACGCCCCCTTCGTAGACGATTAGGCAACTGCGTCATGCGTTAGGTTCATTCCTTCACCTCCCATCCACACCTCTGGAGTTTTGACACTCGCTTCTCGAACCACCGCGTTGCGCGGGCCTCTGTCTTGGATAACTTGACGACTCGTTGATCGTTCGTGGTGTGACACCACCAGATGCACCAGACCTGAGCCTGGGGAATCGGCGCGAACATCTCCAGGCTCGCTTGCTCCCCATTGCGCGTGAACACCACTTTGAGGTTCATGGGGGTCAAGTTTAGCGTGGGGATGGTCATTGGGGCGTCTCCGAAGAGAGCGAACGACGAAACCGCTCCCCGCAATCGTCACACCAATCTTGAAACTCCGAGTCCGTAATGAAGTTCCCGGTGTGGTAGCACTCAGGTTCCATCTCCTCATGGAGTCGGTTAAACTCGGCTCGCAGGCTGTCGGCTCGTAGGACGTGCTCGGAGATTTCCAGACGCAGTTCGAGATTGCGCTGATTCGCTTGCGTCAAATGATTCTTGGTCGCCTCAATTTCGGCTCGTAGTTCCGCGTAGGCGAAATTGCCGTTGGAGTTTGCTTCCTTAAGCAGGCCAACCCACGTCATCGCTCCCTCTTCGCTGTCGCGCGCTCGCTCAATCTCGGCCAGCGCTGCGTCACGCTGTTCCCGCATCTTCTTCCACGCCTCACCGAGCGAAAGTCGTCCAGCCTCTTCCAACTTGAAGAATCCTCTTTCGCGCTCAATCTCGGCTCGCAGTTGCGCGACTGTCGCTTCGCAAGAGTCCAGGGCGCAACAAAGTGAAGCGCAGTCGCCCGTGCAGTCGTTGTGGTTAGCGCCGGGTTGCCGACAAACCTCACACGGACGGTAAGGTTCGAGTCGCTCGATCTCGGCCAGCGCCGAGTTCAGTTGCAGTCGTAACTCTGCGATTAAGTCATCTTTGCGCTCAATCTCGGCCAGCAGTTTCGCGTTCTCCGCTGTGAGCGACGAGACTTTGGCGCGGAGAATAATTGCTTCGGACGAACCGCACGCCCCGGCCGTATGGCTAATCATTTGTGGCTCTTGGAACACTGAATCGCGCTGGAGACTGTGAAATAGCCCACACGCACAATCGAGTAAGCGGTCTTTGTCGGTCATCTTCCCTCTCTCACTGGTCATATCGGTAGCACCAGATTCGTCTTGCCACTCTTGCTGGCAACAGATTCAATGCAAGAACGCGAGCAAGCGTGCTGCACGCCGTCGCTATCCTCTCGCTCGAACCAATCGTGAGGCTTCATCGACCTCTTGGTCTGAACCTCGGTTCCACATCCATCGCACTTAAAAGTTGCGCTCATTTCTTCCCTCTCTCACTGGTTCTGTCGGTCACGCTGGCTCCTTAAATCCTTGGCAATCGCAGAATGGTGGATTGCTGTTAGCCCCGTAAGGCCGGTAAGTACACTCGGGGCGGTGGTGATACTCAATGTGCCCGCAATTTGCGCATTCTCTGAGATCGTCTGTGTCACTCACATGTTGTCCTTTGCTCCGCGCTCATATCCATCAATCCATCCTTCGTGGTAGTCGCACGCCATGAAACGCTGAGGGTATTGAGTCGATGCCGTCAGTCGTCGGCACAGTTCGCACGGCTCGGTGTTGGCGTCTGTGAATTCCTTTTCGGTATATCTGGCACTCACTGGCCTATCTCGCTCTCGATGAGTTGGCGCAAGTAGTCGAAGTCACCGGGGGAGAATGAATCGGTGTATAGGAAACCTTCAATCTTCCATCCGTCTCCGTGGGGCTGTTCCATTCGATTCACCAGCACCCTCACTATCCTCTCCAACTGGTTGGCGCGGGCTTGGAGGGCGTCACGTTCTTCTTCCAATTCGGTGACGTGGTAGCGCAAGAGTTCGATGAGTCGAGGTTGTCCGGCCTTGCAGTAGACCCAGCCGTTGTCGTGCGTCGCGCACCACCCCTCCGCGAGCCCGAACGCACCACGTGGCTCAGCCATGTAGACGCACTCGTCGGCCGTCATCGCCGCGAGTTTGGCTAGGGCCTCGTCACGCTGGGACTTGAACACCCCGGCCTGATTCCTCTGGGCCTGAAACCTCGCTTCAGCCTCGTCGCGTTCGGCGGTGAGGGTGGCGATTGATTCACGCTCATCGCCGGAATGTTCCATCCCACAATTGGGGCACGTGCACGGCGCGATATTCGTTCCAATTCCGTCGATCATTCGCCACTCTCCTTAGTTGAGGCGACCCATTCGCGCATTGGCTTTCTCGTCTGCAAAAACTCTCGCGCCTTGTCAATCTCGTCCCACGGAATAAACCGGCCCTCAATGCCGACAAAACTGTCATACCAACCACCGAGGTCAACGCCGTCTTTCGTGACAATGAAGTTGAGTCCGCTCCCAAAGCCGTGCGTCCCAAGTTCAATCTCGCGCCGGGCGCTCACTCCCCCTCCCCAGAGGTCAGAGACTCGCCGCACTTGAAACAATGAGTCGTGGTGCTTTCGTCCATCGATGTTCCGATACCAGCCTCTCGATACCACTCGATAATCGGCTGGCCCCAGCCCGTTCCCCAGCCCGTTGTGTGCTGGCACTTCTCCGGTAGGGGGGAGAGGGACGACTCGTGGAAAGTCATCTCTACCCCGGAACCATCGCTGATGATGTATGAGATTTCTGAGATGAACTCAACAGTCCCCTTCCTACCGGGACCCATGGAAACCTTGTCTCCCATGCGGAACCTCGGCACCAACGCCCGGTCCAACTGATCTCGGAGGTCAGCGACCTCGGCCTTTGCATCCACAAGACGCCGAGTGAGTTGGTCATTCGCCCGGTTGTAATCCGACAACTCTTGGCCGAGATTGTCTAGTTTCACTTTCAGGCCAGCCGCGGCCTCTTCGACGGCTTGGTCGGCGTAGCGGGCGAGGATGTCCCTAATGTCCCGGTTGCCGTAGACCGATGCGCGGACAATGTCTGTCATCGTTACCTTCTTCACGTCTCTCTCCAATTCCTCTGGTGGTGTGGTGTTGGTCCCTCCGGCTGGGTGAGCGAGCCAAATCCCGAGAACGACGCAAGTCAGATTGTCGGAGCGTTCGTGACGCCATCTAGCGACGGGCGTGTACGTGCCCCAGTAGATTGGCTCTCCGCATCCCTCTGTGGCGCAGGTGTAGGTCATGTCAATCCTGAACAATTCGGATTTCGTCGGCCTGCTCGCGCTGACGCTTGAACGTGTACGTCCCAGTCCCGAATGCGTTGTAGCCGTGCTCGGGGTGGTGCAGGTAGACCGGACCCTCTTCGACGGTCAGGACTCCGAGCGTCAGCGATCCACGCTGTGCGGTCACCTCGCGCCAGAAGCCGTCACCGAAGAGTGCGTGAGTATTGCCGCCGTTCTCGCCTCGGACGACGACAGTTCCCTCAGTCTTGATCGGCTGGCCCTTGTCCGCACCGGGCTTGGAGGGAATCGCGATCACGTCTCCCTGCACCTGTGCGACGTTGAGAACCGGAATCTCCGCGTCGAGAAGATGCGTGGGAATCTCGTGTCCGAGGTCGGTTGCCAGTGTTGTCATGTTCATTTTGGTTCCTTTCATGTCCTACGTGCGATTTGCGCGTATTCCTTTGGTGTTAGGTCATACCCCCACGCCGCTGCCGAGAGCGCGGAGTCAATCTCTGCCGGGACAGTAAGCCCGAATTGTGGAATATTGCCATCTAACTTAGGCGTCCCGTTGGTGCAGACCAGGATTCTGATCGGCACTCCGAGAACTTGGTCGGGGGTGTCGTAGAGTTTGAGCGTATTAGGTGAGTTGCCGGGGTCGTCGCACTCGTCCACCAGAACAAGATTCGCCCTGGTAGCGAACACGTCCCAGCCCATCTTCTCGCACATCACTCGTCGGACTTCGGTGTTCTCCTCTTTGAGAATCTGCTCAACGGTCAGGGTCTCGGGGTTCATCACTATCTGCTCGGTCACTCTGACGCCGTGGTGCGCCCATACACCCCACCCGTCGTCGTACATCGTGGCCGGTCCATTCTCGCAGTGAAGTCTGTTCTGGGCGTCACGATTCAGGACGGTCGGTCGCTCGGTCAGTACTACCGCACCCTCGAACGGCCACCACCAACCGGAGTCCGATACTTCAATCAGCGCGTTGAGCCATTCGGACTTTTCCTTCTCTACTTCAACGCCGATGTCGATTCCGAACTTCAGCCACGCCAGCCAGTACAAATCGTGCTGACCATACACCGCATTTGAGAGTTGTTCCCAGAGTTGGTCCCCGAGTTGGTCCCAGAGTTGTTCCCCGAGTTGGTCCCTGAGTTGGACCCAGAGTTGGCCCCGGAGTTGGCCCCTGAGTTGGTCCCAGAGTTGGTCCCTGAGTTGGTCCCTGAGTTGGT